CTTAGGGTTGTACCACCCCCAGCAGAGGACCCGGACAGTGTCTGATTCCTCCCGGCGTGTACCCCATATGCATAGGAGCCTATGCATATGGGACCCCGAAGGGGTCCCACTAAGAGCATATGGAGAAAAGCAATGAGTGCCGCTATTGAAGACAACCGAATTATTCTCCGCCAATCATGGCTGAACCAACTGGGCATGTGCCCTGAGCGGGCACGACAAGACATGGTGGGATTGTCGAAGTCAACGGAGTCATCAAACACAATGATTGGCAGTGCCGTGCACGCCGGGATTGAATATTGTTTGCAATCAGTGATCGACAGCGGAACTCCACAGACGTTGCCCGACACGATAGAAGCGGGACGACAATACTGGCGAGATGGCAAAGACGAGATTGTCAGATGGAACCACAAGGAAGACAAGGCCAACCAGATTATCGAAAACAATTTGACAGTCTGGTGGAATGAAGTGCGTCCAGAACTAAGGCCACTCGCTGTTGAATACAGTTTTGAACTGCCGCTGGTACCTGACCATTCACCACAAATCTGGTTGAAGGGTACGATAGACTTGATTCAGGAATCACCGCTACCCATCATCGACTGGAAGAATCCGGGGCGTAAGCCGAACGATGCGTGGGAGAAGAAACGATGGTCAGTGCAGGCAGCAGCATACACATGGGCCATAGCCTCGCTGGCTGACAAAGGCTTCGGAGAAGCACTGTTGTTTGAATTTGTACAAATGGTCAATGGCGAAGTGTATCGGACTGTCGTTGACTACGGACCTGCGGAGTGGGCCAGTCTGGTTGCGCTGGCCCGCTCTGCGGGGACACTCATAGCCGCTGATCTGCCAGTATGGCCGTTGCAGATGACTGGCTGGCATTGTTCACCGAAGTGGTGTGCGTCATGGGCTACATGTCGCGGTCGCCACGCGGGACCAGATCCTTGGAACCAACTATAAAAAGGAGCAAGGAATGACAAACAGTAATGATACCCGCATCACTGTGTCACGCAGAAGCGTGGCTCAGGTTGCACCCTATGAATCAGAGGAGGCAACGACAACCATTGAGTTTTCGGTGGATGCCGGGACTTCCAAAGAAGAAATACTAGACACTGCAAAGGAATGGCGCAACGAATTGACGATGGCAAACCTTGAAGCATTAGGTGTCGGCTATATAGAAGTCGATGCTGTCGTTCAGAGGTTGCAGAAAAGCGTTCCCGGGAATAACGAAAGTGTTGCCATGGCAGCCCCCGCGCCGTCGGCTCCGCCCACAGCGGCAGCGGATAGCACGGGTAATCTTTGGCGAGACTTGATGAACAACAGTAGCAACTGGTTCACAAACTGGCCTGACCAGTTGGAAGGGAAGGACAACCCCACCCGTCCAGCCTATCGTCGCCGTGGCGACGGCAAGGGATTGTGGCTCACACGAAAGGATGCGAACTCTTCACCAGCGTTCCCGTCATGGTTCGTGTGTCCGCAAACAGGCAAGACAGGTGACGCTCTAGCAGAGGTTGGTCGTCAGATCCGCCAACGGCTTGAGCAGGGCTAACCCGGCATGTCAGCAACCCTCCACACGGAGGATGAGGTTGCCCGTCGTCTCTCAAAGTTTTGGGAGACGGCGGGTGCCCCCGCCTCTGAAGACAAAGAAGAACCCGGATCAAAGATTCCCCGTAGATTTGCCTTAACGTCTGCTGTCGTCGGGAACCTGATTGGATTCATTAGGAATCCGACAGAGCGATGGTATCTAGGGTTCTCAGAATTTGACATTGCGACCCGTGGCATCGGACGCGGTGAAGTGTTGATGGTTCTTGGACGCAGCCATACAGGCAAGTCGCAAATGTTGCTCAACGGCATCGTGTGGAATCTGGTGAACGAACCAGAAGCACATGTGGTTATCTTCTCAATAGATGAGCCAAGAGAACTTGTCGTAATGAAACTCTATTGTTTGATGCGTGGCCGTTCATCAACAGAGGTAGAGGAAGCGATCAAGAACGGCGACAAGGAAACGATGAACGACATGGAGGAACTTGCAGAGCAGGAACTATCCCGTGTAGCCATCATTGACCAAGCCATGAGCCTAGAGGACATGGCGAAAGTCATGGACGAAACCAGAGCATGGTGGGGCTGTGATCCCTCGTTCTGCATGATCGACTATCTGGAACTCATGCCGGGAGGAGAGGCTGACGCATCAGGGGTCACTTCCAAGGCTCAAGCGTTGAAGCGATGGGCGAAGGATCAGCGCGTCCCCATCGGGCTGGTACACCAGTCAGGGCGTGGTGCTGGAGAGCCGGGACGGGCAGCAGGCATCTACGCTGGTCGCTACGGCGGGGAACAGGAAGCCATCTTTGTGATAGAAGTGTACCGTCGCAAGGATGCCCACGGGTTGAGCGACTGGGAGCGCCGCTACCATGAACACTCCATTAACTTTAACCTGTGTAAGAACAAACGCACGGCACGACTGTTAGACACAACATATTATATTGACCCCGAATGTGGAATAATCCACCCGTACCATGAAGAACTCATTCCTGATGCCTGATCCCGTAACCATAGAACGGTTCACTGAACTGTTCCGTGGCGGCAAGATAGCGAAAGACAACATTAACGGGTCAGCAGGGTTCCGTCCATGGGAGAATCCGGCAGGCGGCTATTACCCTGCCGACGGCAATGTCTTCCAGACCGCCGTACAGGGGCACCTGAGCGACCCGAAGCACCCCATCGGCGTGTACCCCATCAAAGCCCCCGAAACGTCTCAGGGAGGCTCACAGAGCGTCTCAGAGGAAATCCCCATCTGTACAGTCTGGTGGGGATGCGTCGACTGGGACGAAGGAGAAGACGAATCGTTCACCCACGCACTCAACACACAGACAGTGCTTAGCCAATGCGGAGTCACATCATGGATAGAAAGGTCACGTTCCAAAGGTTACCATCTGTGGGTATTCTTTACCCAAGAAATCAGCGCACGCCAAGTACGGGAAGGACTCGTCGGAGCCTGCCAAATCGTCAACGCCCCAACACGAGAAGTCAACCCCAAGCAAATAGAACTAACAGGCAAGGGCATTGGCAACGGGGTCCGACTACCCTACCCGGCAGGCGCACGCGAAGGACGAAACGTCGCCATCAAAAACGACGAAGACCTGCCGCTCGTTGAATTCACAGAACTTGCCCACAACAGCCGCACATCCCCAACCAAATGGGTCAAAGTCCACAGCCTGTACCGTCCCACCAGCGCCCACAACCCTGCCGCAACATCCAAACCCCTCCTGCCTTCCCCCTTTGTGCTATCGGGGATAGCAGCAACAATCCGACGCAACGGACCCAGAAAAACTGCTGAGAAACCGCACGGCGACCGCTCCGCCACACTGTTCGCCCTAGGCTGCGCCATGTACAGGCAAGGCTTCCGACCAGCAGACATTATGATAGAAGTCACTGAAGCAGACAAGGAATGGGGAGGCAAATACGATAAACGCCCAGATGGACAGCAACGGCTTTGGAACATGGTAGAACATTGCGTCGAATGCGCATGGGACAACGACTACTAGCCCACAACGAGACAGGAACCACAGGTGCATACCCACACACTCACCATTCCCCGGCGCCCAAAGGCCAAGGCGCGACCACGGCACACCAAAAAGGGTGCAGTGTTCACGCCCAAAGCAACGCTGGAGGAAGAGCGAGTCATTCGCGCAGCATGGGAAACAACCATCAAAGAAAAGTTTGAGGGACCCGTTGAAATCCATTTGGTGTACACCCCGAAAGAAACAATCATCCACATTATTGAAGCCCCGCACAGTGCAAGCACACTGAAAGGCGACATAGACAACTACGTTAAACTCACCCTTGATGCACTCAACGGTGCCGCATGGGAAGACGACGGACAAGTAGTTCGCATAACGGCGGTAAAGACTGATCTTGCGAAAGAAAATTGGTCATCGCACCAGACAGGAGAGTAGACATGATACCGTACCGTCGAAGGAGCAGGATAGTTGATAACAGTTGATCTCGAACCGTGGGAATATGAATGGGCATCTCATGTCGGAACCAGACGGTACATAGAAAACTGGGAAAAAAATGACGCCAGTCATTACGACCGAAACCGAATGGAAGACGACCGCACCGCACAGGTCGCTGCCTGTGTGGGTGAACTCGCTGTGGCCCGTATCACAAACCAGTACTGGTCAGGTCATGTATGGCCCGGAAACCGACACTCAGAAAACAAAGGCCGACCCGACGTAGGGCACAACATTGAAGTCAGACGGGTACGCACCAGTTCAAACGGGGCCGTCAGACGCAGGCAACTTGGTAAAGGACTCACCCTGTTTATCGTCCGTCCGACAATGCCCGAACTACGTGCCGTGGAGATGCTAGGATGGATCGACCACGACGAAGCGTGGGAATTGGGTGAGCCTTCTGGGTATGATTCACAGAACACCAGAATCATCAAAGAAGACTATTTGAAATGTGTAACCACATACTGCAACCAAGCAACCATAAAGGAAAAAACGCAATGATTACTTGGAAGCAAGACGGTGAAGAAACAGGAATGGGCTAAAGACGAAGACGAACTACTCCGAGCAGCAACCCAAAGAGGAACCGTCTGGCAGTCCCGTGCATCAACAGACCTAGAACTGCTTATGCAGGAAATCCCCGGCGGCAATACCAACGTGTTGCCATCGCTGGAGGCAACACACAGACTAAAGGAAGTCCTCGCAGACGCCATAGAAGCACTCAACGAAGAAGACCAGTGGATTATAAACTGTCTTCTCATTGAGGGACTGTCGCTGCGAGTCACAGGCCGAGTTCTAGGCATCCCCAAAACGTCGCTGGCTAGACGACGCGACCGCATCAAACGTCAACTGATGCTGACACTAATGGACAGCCTCCATGTGCGACAGTACCTGTCGCGCGACTTCTAAAGATCGTCCTGTGTTATCACTGCCTCCGACAACATCGACATCAGAGAAGCCACCCACTGTGCAAACGCCCACTGTGCCCCGTGGACACCGTCCACGCCCGCATGGAACGCTGCCAAGATAGCCTCCGCTTCATCTGATTCAAAGACGAGCAAAAATCCGAGAGTTGCACCGTCGGCCCACTTGGCATGGGTACCGTCCTCCGTGTCGAACAGGTGCGCTGTCTCACGCAAATGCTGATAGATTTCGGCAGAAATGTCGTTCCCCTGTTCCTTCAGGAACGACTCCCACTTCTCCTCCAAGCGGTCCATTCGGCTACTTTCCTACACGTTGAGTAACCGCTGTCTTGACGACACTGAGGCCCGCGCCAGCAGCAGCCACAATGGCTGCCTTAAGCGACGATGTATCAGTGACCAAGAACACAGCCAAAAACGCTTGCGCTGCTGTCCACAACGCACGCTCTGCCACATCACGATAGTTCATCTACTTCTTCCTTCCCTTTCGGCGCGTCTTACGCGCATAATCGTATGCAATCGCAGACGCCTGATCCCGAGGGTAACCCTTCGCAACCAGTTCACGAATATTCTTGGAAATCGTAGCAGACCCACTGCCACGCTTCAAAGGCATCTCAGTACCGAGGCTTAGGGCGCCTCTTCTTGCCAACCATTAGTCACGCAACGCACGCCGTGCGCCGCTCTTCGACGGCGAACCAACATTGCCAATTCCGCCGCCACGCTTCACAGCAGTGACCAGAACCCGAGCAGCCTTCACCAAACGAGGCTTCTTGCCATCACGCATCACAACCTACTTTCCGAAGGGGCGACCGCCATGATTGGCGTTCCCCAACTTGGCGCTGCGCAGATACGCAGCATCCTTCTTGGCCTTTTTCCACATATCCAAAGCGTTGTCGCTAGACGACGAATCATACAGTTGGTTATCCTGCGACCCGAACGTGTCCTCAAACGACCCGTAACCTTTACCTTTCGGCATACCTATCTCCTTACTGAATAAATAAAGCAGTGAATGTTACTTCACCCACCACGCCGTCAACCTTCAAC